GTAGTGGTATCCGATGTCCTTCCAGCCATTGTCCTCAACGTGCCAACGCTTAATCTCAGCAACTTGCTGCTGCGGCGTAAGCGTTGCGCCCCACGATGGTGGCGTGTCAGTGCAATGAATAATGATCTCGTTGATCGACCTCATTTGCCCACCCTTGCTATGAGAGCTTTGATGTCGTCGCGGATTTCAGTGAGCATTTTGTTCGTGTCCTCACGGGCCTGACGAGACATTTCCAAATCTTCCTTACGCTGCAACCATAAACGCTTGATCTCTTTCTCGTTTTCTATCGAACGAGCTTCCAGACGAATGAGCCACACGATAGCGCCGATAAACCCGAGAATGATCGGCCAAAATGTCTTGATCAGTTCCATGTCGCCCTCACTTGATAAAAGCATCGTTTAGAAGGATGATCTCCAACCGCTGCACTCGCAGTTGGAGTTCGTTGGTAGTCTTGATGTTCCAGCCGATCAACCCCATGATCGCTGCGAACAGCACTGAGATGACGGCCTTCTGGTCCATGCGAGGCTACTCCGGTTTTGTCGGCCAAGTGATGTCGGTCGGGAATCCAGCTTGCTGTGGAATGTCAAGAAGGGCTTGGCGGTAGGTGGTCCACTCTGCTTGCTTTTCTGGTGAAGTTTGCGACCATCGCAGAGGATTAGAAACAATATTGTCAAGCTCAAGAAGAAGGTCATCCCTTCTCCTCCGAACTAACGGCTCCATATACGCTGGTCGCTGTGTCTTGTTGACCCACGCATCATTAACAAGCTCGTCATGAATTCCAAGGCTCGGGAAGTCTTCGTCCGAAGGCCAGTCTACGCACCAGTCTGGAATGTTGTCTGTATCAACAGTGATGGAGTTGACCACAATGTTGTCAACGACTTGAAACTTCTTCATTACTAAGCCCCCGCATATACAGTAACAACAACATAACCGTTAGCGCCATTCCCAGCACTTCCGGTGTCGCTATCAGCGCCGCCACCACCGCCAGCCGGAAACTGCCCATTCTCAGCGTTTCCAGTATTAGAGCCAGTTCCACCTCGGCCAGCGTTCACGCTAACGCCGTATTTTCTTGAGGAAAGAATATTGCTTAAGCCGCCACCGCCGCCGCCCCAGACAGCGTTTCCGCCGCTTCTTGTAGATACGGAAACATCATAGCCTCCGCCGCCGCCTCTGAAAATTCCCATATCGGTGTTGATGCCGTCACTGTTACTGTGGATTACTCTCCAGACAGACCACTCAGAGTTGTAAACCATTGGACCGCCGCCAGAGCCGCCTGCTGCCCCATTGTATTCACCGCCGTCTCCGCCTGATGCGCCAAGATAGGTTCCAAAGTAGCTATTCCCGCCGTTTCCACCAGCAGTTCCACCAGCCCCTCCCGCTCCGATAGTAACACTTACAGTAGAGCTAAGATTGCCTAGCGTGGTCCAAAGCTCGTTATAGCCTCCACCGCCGCCACCGCCGCCATCGGATGATGTGGAATCCTCTCCTCCACCACCGCCTGCGCCCCATACTTGGACTTTTACTACGGAGGTGCTTGGTTGGGATGGCTTCGTCCAAGTGCCAGAGCTTGTGAATTGCTGAACATTAAGCGGACCACCGCTACTCGCATCCTGCCAACTCGGCGCAGAGCCAGTGCCATTACTGGCAAGCACCTGACCGGATGTGCCGTAGTTGGCACCAGAAAGACCGACCTGACCATTAACAGTGAGACCAGCAAACGCTGGGCTGTCAGTCGTGGCTACACTTTGATCTCCAGTCGCAACTCCCTGACCATTAACAGTGAGGCCAGCAAACGCTGGGCTGTCAGTCGTTGCAACGCCTTGGTTCAGGGCCTTGACCGCTGTGATATTGGTTAGCTCGCTGTCCATCAGCGCACCAGCGGCAGTGACGTTGGCCGTATCCGTTACGTCCGCACCTGCTTCAATGCCGTCCAGCTTAGTGCCATCAGCGGCAACGTCACGGCCATCTACTGTGCCAGTGACAGTGATGCTGCCGAAGGTGGGGCTGTCATTGGGCTGCACTGCACTGTCAGCCAATGCACCCTGTGCTGCCGTGGCAAAGTCGGAAGTAGCGGCAGCAGCGGCAGTCCCAGCGTCAGTGATCTGAGACAAGGTGTGCGTGTGAGACGCAGCCGCATAGTCAGTGCTGTCTGCGGTGGCGGCAGAGCCGAGGCCGAGGTTAGTTCTTGCGGCAGCAGCATCCGCAAGGTCTGACAGGTTATTTGCAGCAATCAAAGCACCAGCCAGAGAGACATAAGCTGTCTTCCAGACAGAACCGCTCCATACCTTCATGTCTTCGGAGGTGGTGTTGAAATACAAAGCGCCAGTTACAAGAGCATCGCCATCGTTATCAGTCGTCGGGTCGGAAGACTTGGCACCCAAGTATCTGTCATCGAAGTTATCATACGATGCAGCAGCAGCAGCCTCAGAGGCAGCAGCATTGCTTGCAGAGGTGGATGCGGCAGACGCAGAAGACGCAGCGGCAGAGGCAGAAGAAGCGGCAGCAGTAGCGGAATCGGCAGCACCAGAGGCGCTAGAGGCAGCGGCAGTGGCTGACCCAGATGCGCTCGAAGCTGAAGAAGCAGCATTTGTTTCAGACGTTGCAGCAGCAGAGGCAGAGGATGCAGCAGCACCCTCAGAGGATGCAGCGTGAGACTCACTAGAGGCGGCGGCAGCAGCACTTGCAGCAGCGGCAGCAGCCTGATCGTCGGCATCAAGAATAGCTGCAATGTTGTCAGCAATAACGCCGATGTCATAGGACGTAGGACCAACACCAACAGCGCCAGTCGTTGCATTGAAGGCAAGAACTTTACCCTTGCGGTCATTGATGTCAGCCAGAGACAGGCTTGGCGCAACCTCATAGTCAGGAATCTGAATGGCGCGGCTGGCCTTGTCGTCAACGTCAGCAATGAGGGCAATGATCGTGTCGAGTTGCTCGTTCAGTGCGGCGCGATTGATGTCAGAGCCAGCATTGAAATCAGTCGTGCGCTCAATGGGAATGTCACGGGTAATGACAACTTGGCTTCCGCCAGTGGCACCAGTGACTTGCTGCACTTCACCCGGATCAGCGTCAACAAAGATGATCGAACCAGTCGATCCCTCGCCGCCAGTGACAGTGTAGTCAGAGCCTTCGACCTTGAGGACGCCATCAACGTAGACGTTTAGATCACCAGTGTCAAAGAACTCAAACGGAACCGAGAAGGTCGTCTGAGTGACGCCCTGCGCTACCGCATACTCAATGCGTGGTGAGTTGTCTGCCGCGTTAATGGTCATGCTATGCCCTCTGTTTCGTCTATGAATTGCATAGAAGAGGCAGTGAACTCAACGCACAAAAGCACTATGACAAACTACAATCCCCAAGCTCTAGTCATTGCGTTCATCTGATCTTTCCAGAACCACAATCGAGCATATGGAAGATTCCTGAATATCTGCTTTGCGCCTTCGCCCCTGTTATCGCCAAACATTAACTCATAAGCGCCAGCCCCAAGATCAAATCCAATGGACGGACCAGCACCCATGAGTCCAACAGCGCCTCTGACCTTATCTGGCACAACGGGAAACTTTGGATTGATAACGCCACCGGAAATATTAGGCCCGCCAAGGGCAAGAGATGTATGCAGCCCAGTGTAGAACAGACCGCTATATATAGAAAGAAGACCACTTGCATCAAATGCGCGGGCAAACCTATCAGCGTAGTCCATTTCTTCCCAAGCAAACTCTGGGGTTCTCAGCTTTGTGGACATATAGCCAAGCGAAAGAGCCATTGATGTTGCAAATAGTTGGTTCTTTAGTTGACCGTGACCAAACGCAGCAATCGTCTTGTTCGCATTTGCTAGGGCAAAATTGTAGAACTGGAATGGCAGTCCAAGAAATTGGCTTTGGATAATGCTATATCCTTCGTGCATTGGGTCTTCTTTAAAACCAAACTGCTTTGCAATCTTATAAGGAATGCGGAAGCGACCGGACGTAGCCATTGGCTTATCCGCTGGAGTTGCGGCCATTACAGTGTTGAAGATGGAATTGCCAAGAGCAGTTCTGAATGTATCGACAGTTTCTTGCGTAATCTTGCTGGCTTTCTTAAGCCTATTCCAAGCCGCTCTGTCCAAAGCATTTTCTTGAGCAACAGATAGTGGGCCAACAACCTTTCCTCCCAATTTGATTTCTTCAGCCGCTCTAATCATTCTAAAGTTTGCCCAATCCTTCGGTGTAGCGAAGGCATCTTTTGGGAAGACAGTTCGGCCTTGAATCATTTGGTTCTCATAGAACCAAACCTGTCCATCAAACTCTGCGCTTTCAATATACTCACGATCAAACCTAAAAGTTTTCTTATTAAGGTCGATAGCAATAGGTTTATATTCGCCCTTATACATTACACCAACACGGGGTGATCCAAAGTTGTCAATCTCGACAACCTTGTAACCAATAGCATCAAAGTCTGGTATAGATATATGACCCTCCCAGTGTGTGGTGTTCGGTATATACATACCATTTTTAGTTTTAATCCAAGGAGATTTGGCAATCTTTTCCATCTGGTCTACGGAAATTCCGTAGCGCAGCATCTTGGTTAGGTCTTGATCTGTCGCCTTGCCCTCGGTGTATTTTATAGCGGTGTCAATAATTTCATGACCAGTGACAATACCGTCCAATACCTTGAGGGCCTGCGTCATGGGTGTTAGTCCGTTTAGAACATAAAACCCGCTAGTAGCAGTATCCCAAATGGTTTGCGTTGATGGGTCATTCATAAGGTCTTCCATGAGCCTTAAGCCCACAGAATTATGGAAATAATCAAGAGCTTCACCGGATAGTCTGGCGTCCTTTTTGAGCATCGGCCTCATGTTTTTATCAAGCAGAAGGTTGATAGCTTTAGCCATATTGCCAAGATCATGTTCCGCAATAATCCTAGCGGTATCAGGAAATGCAGACAGCCAAGCCGAACCCATGTAGTTGGTTTCAGCAAGTTTTCTCAAACCAAAAGCAATCTTGTTATCCCATCGATCCGGTTCCTTCATGACAATGCCAGCAATGGAATCATATAGATGCAGAAAGTCTGACATAATCCTGTTGGCTTCGCCTTCTTTAACGCCAGCAAGAGCAAGCTCTTCACGAAGCTCACGACTAACTTTCTGAATGCTGCGGCCACCGAATGCTTTATTAAACTCTACTGTCGGAGAGATGCGAGCAGAGTATGCCCGCATAATGTTAATGGGGTCTTTAATGATGTAGTCCCAAACCTTTTCGGTTTCGATGTCAATCCTTCCGTTGAAGTGTTTCTTGCGGCTGGTTCCGCCAACAACAGAGACAAGATCATCTTCCTCCAAGATGGCTGCAACAGTATCCTTTGCTCTTTTATTTATAGAGACAGGATCGGTCGGAAGAATTTCCTTAACCCACTGCCCATCTTTGAGGTCCCACACTTCCGGATTGGCGCGGTAATGGTCCTCAAAGATTCGAACAACATCTGCCATATTCTTTTTTATTGCTCTCTTGTCATAAAACCGAGGAGTCCAATTCTCAGTTAAAGTAGGCGGGGCATTAAGGGCCATACCCAAGTCTCTTTCAATGTTACCTCTATTTGAATTCAGGCGACCAAGCTCGCTTACGATACGCTGATACTCAGGATCGCCCGCTGCGTTCTTACCCAAAGCATCACGTATAGACTTGGCCTCGTCTTCAAGGTTAAAGATTGCGGACTCAATACTTTCGAGTTGTTTCTTCAATCGACCAGTAAGGCCAATCATGCCCATATCGTATAGCTCTCGCTCTGCCTTCTTAAAGAAATCATCAATAACCTTGGCCGCTTTAGCCTCTGAGGCTGAGAAGGGAAGTTTCTTAACTCGCTTTTCGCTTATCCTCCGCATAAAACCTTCAAAAGAATTATCATAATCAAATGCTTTCCTTGCAGTATTCATAAGATCGATGTCAAGGAAACGTGTATCCTTTAAGCCATATTCTTCTCTATATATTTGATGAAGGTTGTCGTAGGCCGCAGCAACTTCACCCCTACGCATCTGCGCCCTTAAATAAACGGATTGAGTAGAAGGCACACCAAGGACAGCACTGTAGGCATGGTTCAGTGCGCTGTCGCCAGCAAGTCTGATAGTATATTCTTTTACCTTTGCTGGAGTTTTGGGGGATTGAATAATTCTTTTGAACGGAGTGCTTAGGGTCTTATAAAAAGGGCTATCTATGAAAGCATTGATAGCAAAGTCTAAAGCGTTTTCCTTATTGTATCCCCCTTTCTCGAGCACCCTGAGAGCTATCTCTTTTTCTATTGAATTGATATATGTTGTTTTAACTTCAATCTGATCGATAGAAGCTAACTTTGCAGCCACAGCAGAAGATCGCCTCAGTTGATCTATTTCGTCGAAAGCTTTTGTCCGATCAAGCCATAATTGATTCTCACTGACATTGCCAAGTATTCTGGTTTGCGGTTGATTAAGAGTAGTGAGGTCTTCCGGAGTAAGAGTCCGGAACAATTCCATCCTCTGAGTAAACTCAAGTGTTCCTGCCAAGTTTTCTTCAAAAGCGGTTAACGCTCTAGCTCTACGAGAAATGGGAATGCTCGCAACGCCACCAAGCGCACCACCGAACAATGTAGCAGAAGCAATATTCATCGCGCTTTCTTTGGCGGTCTGTAGTGGATCGAAAGGTTGAATCATGGCAAGCTCAGTGCCAGCCTGCAACACGCCCACGCCCACCCCAACGCGAGCGGCAGAACGGAGAGCGCCAACAGTAGGACCACCCAAAGGCAATGCAACCAAATTTATTGGATCAAACAGGCCCGCAAAGAACTGAGCCGAAAGCGAAGAGCTTGCAAGAACCTGTCTACGTTTAGCAGATTCATCAATCCCGCGCTTCAGATCAATCATATGCTCTGGACTTACCGCACGGGTTAAGTGAACTGCGTATTGCTCGTAGCCCTCCATGTCGGCCATAGGGTTGTAATCCTTCTGGCGAACATTGCCATAGATTATCCTATTGCGAACAAACTCATAGGCGGGATCGTATGTGTAACCAATCGTTGCACCAACGGTTTCAGAAAACGCTGGCTTCTCAATCGGCCCGCGCCTGACCCCAGAAAAGTTGCCAAGAACAAACTGGCTACGATCAATTGGCATTTACTCACCTTCCGTGAAGTTCGTTTATCTCTTGGATTTTTCCAAGAAAATTTTGAATTTCGTTATAACGTGGAGTTTCCGGCGGGGTAGTTGCCAAAGCTGTTTCAAGTCTGGTTTTAAATCTATCCAAAGAACCAATGCCACCAGAGATCAAGCCTTTTCGGATCGATGCATCGCCCACACCAAGAGTTTCGATTTGGCTAGAGAATGTATTACCAAAATCGCTGATTGAATCAGACAGCGCCTGATCTGAGCGAGAACGGCCACCAAAGAGAGCGCCAACGCCTTTGATAGTTCTTTCGATAATATTCTGATCTTGTGAAGTTACTGGCGCACTCAACCTTGCTTCTGCTTCTTCCATGTTGGCAGCAATAACAGCTTTTTCAGCAGCAACTTTTGCCCCAAGGAATGTTGAATCTCTTGTTGAAACATAGATAGGCTCAAAGATAGGTTCCGGCTCATTCCGTCCGCCAGATTGCGCTATTGCTGGATTAGGCACACCGCTAGTAACATCAAGGACTTGATAAACAACGCCGCCATCCAGAGACACAGTTGAGGCGGGTTCAAGAATCCAATTATTGTGACCAACAGTTTGAGTTACATACTGCTCAAATAGAGCGGCCTGCTCCTCTCCACCAAGTGTCTTCACAAGGCCAAATTCTGTTTTGGCCCATTGCTGACGATTTAAATTTTCGCGAGCAGTAGCACTCGTAACTACCGAACCCATTCCAACTCCGCCCGTAGCGGCAAAAGGAGCTTCAACCGCTCTGGTAGAAAGTTGAGAAATATCAAAATCAGCGGGCCAAATGCCGCCATCCCAAACGCGGGGATCATAAGATAAGTCTCTATTGATATATCTATCAATACCCTCTGCCCAAGTTTTTAAATCAAGGTAGTCTCCAGTATTTTGCTTGGCAGCGGCATCCATATAAAACCTGTCGCGTATATACTGCATGGTTCTGTCATTCAGTCCATGCTCGTAGAAACGAAAGTTAAGGAAATCATTGACACTGCTGTATTGTTCCCCATCAACATTGGGTGGAAATTTCTGGAAATAGCTGTTTACCTTCTCAACCACTTCCGGAGTTCTAACTTGCCTAAATTGTTCTGCGTAGATTAACCTATCTTGTTGAGTTGTTGCACCGGTTGACTCAAGGAATTGTTGCAAGCTATCCATGTAAGATACAGCACTAGAGTCTATGGCGGTAGAAGCCCTAGATTGAATTAGCTGGCCCCTGCTCTCAATAAAGCCAAACTGAGAATAGGCATTAAGAAGCTCAAGTTGACGCTCAATCGGTTGATTCTGAATTGTATTAAAAGAGTTTATCAGACTAGTGGGAGGTGCATTGCGAGCAGCATTAAGTTCCTCTGGGCTGATACGACCAGCAATCAATCTGTCGAGAAAGTTGGGTCCAAGAACCAACTCCGCAATCCTCTGGTCTTCTGGGTTTGTTGGATTGCCAAAGCCACTAAGGATTCTGTTAGAGTTTCGCTGGAATTCAAGCTGAGCTTCAACAGCATTGGCTTGCTCTAGAAGATCGCTAGAAATGCGATTAAGGTTACTGGAGTATGAGTCCGTATCGGCACTGCCATACGTTCTGGCCTGTTTGATTTGCTCTAGCCTTGGATCATCCTTAAGAGTTTCTAGCGCCTTTTCATCACCCCCAAGTGCATACATGAGGGTCATAAAATCTGCGCGACTGTCAGCCGTAGTCAGTATGCTCCGCACATAAACTTCAGCAGTAACGTCTTCGATTCTGTTTTTAAGACCTATGATGAACGCATTGTCTTCTTCACCCTCAAGGAGAGAGTCAAGTTGATCAATAGCAGACTTCCTAAGAGCCTCAACTTCTTCAATAGAGTTTGCATTAAAAATTTCTGCTCGACTTTCTTGAACAATAGTTCTGGATAGGTTTCTATTCTTAGCTTGAGTTTGTGCAACAGCAAGATTTTCAGCGTCTTCTTCGCGCCCCTCACGAACTTTAAAGATTGTCCGAAGGGAATTAACGTATTCATCCGCACGATTGATATATTCATCAGACTCAGATTTTTGCCCGAGGTTAATAATATCTTCTACGAATTTCTTAAATTGATCTGGTAGTTTTTCTGTATTCTCGGTTCTCAGAGCCTCAATGATAAGCTCTGTATCCAAAGAGGTTTGGATAGAGGGCGCAACAAGGTCTACAGAGGCCGTATACTCATTACCAAACTCAAGTTGTTTAGCTTCTTCAGCTTGAGCGGCCCTAATGTTGTCAATTTCCTCTTGTTGCGCCACAAGACTTTTAGAAGCATCAAGCGCAGAAATGAGACTGCTTTCAAATTCTTCTAGTCCAGTAGTGCCATCAACTGCTTCCATTTGAGAAAGCAATGTGCGCGATGCTTCACTTAAATCTTCTTTACCTCGACCGCCCATTCGAATGGCGCTCTGAAGTTTTACAATTTCTTCAATGCCATCAGTTCCGGCTGGCAATGTTGCCATGTAAGCATCAATAGAAGTGGCAATAGCTTCACGGTAATTTCTTTCTGCGGCTTTAAGCTTTTCTTGATATTCAGCAGACTCTAGCTGCCAAAGGTCAGGTTTTGCAGTGCTAATAGCGTTCCAGTTTCGGGCCGCTTCAGTCACCGTTCCAATCGAAGCTGCAGGATCAGTAAAGGAACCAGAAGAATTAAGTCCAAAATCCGTCCAACCAGTTGGGATACGAGGCACAACGGACAAATTCTCAAGCTGAATGCGATTCGTTCTCTCAACGATTAAGTTGTTGAACGTGTCGAGAAGCGGGCCTGTAATTTCAGACCAGTCACTATAGTTAGAACTGAACGGGGCAAGTAACTGCTTAAGCTCTGGAATGGTAATTCGTGAAGACCCACTGCTAGTGCTAATGGCTGCACGATTTAACTGAAGCTCCTCTTGAGTATATTTTCCGCTATTAACTGCTTGATTGAAAATATATTCAGCATCGCCTCTAACTAGTGCGATTCTATATGCTTTACGAAACCGATTGTCGGCAGAACTATCCAAAAGTCCGGAAGCAGCACCCAAAGACAAAGCGGTTTCGGGAAACATTTCTGCCGCTTGTTGTGCGCCAACTTGAGCGGCAGCGGCTTGAACCTGAGAAATTACATCAAGGTTATTGTCTTCCATTGCAGCTATTTGCTGCGCTCTAGCTCTAGCCTTCTCATTTTCTTTGAGATTAAGATAGGTCATCTCTGTGTAATCAGTGCCGACACCAGAGATATACTCGCCATACATACCGCCAGCATTTTCTTTTAGCTGGTTGACGTAATCATCCATTGCCTGCTTATAAAGCTCGGAACCATTCGGACTGTTTTGGAACTGAGAGGCAAGCTCTGATGCCCTCAATTTAATGTCAAACTCAATCTCTTGATTGAACCGCTGATTGATTACATTCTGATACGCTTCGGCTGCAATAGTGCCAAAAGGTTTTGGCGGTGTGTATGCGACAGGTTTTTGCGTAATGGGATCAAAGGTAACAACCTTCTCAGATTCAATGGACAAAGCAGCTTCTTTGCCAGCCTTCTCGGCTTGGACCGCAGCCCGCTTGAACATAATGTCAGAGAATGTTTCGCCAGCTTGAGCCATCGCCTGCCCAATAAGTTGACCACCAGTATCGGCCCTCACGACTCGAACTGGGCTTACACCAAACTGACGTTGCTCACGAATGACTGCCATTATTAGTCGCCCTTTGTTGTATAGTAATTGTTGACGCCGCTAAGAAGCGTAGTAGCTGCGCCAATACGAGCGGCAGTCATAGCGCCTTTCCCTCTAGCTTTCTCAGAAGCAACTGCGACTGTATCCGCCTGTTGCTGTAGATAGCCCTGCGTCTGAATTGCCTTAATGTCTTTGCCAAGAGTTTCCTTCTGGGCTTTCATAAAAGCCTCGACGGATTTATCAGCGCGGCCAGCGCCAATAGAAAACTGGGCAATATTTGCGGACATATTCTGTTGATAGTCCGCAATCCTGCGGTTCATGTTCTGCTTGGCTACCGCTGCATTCATCGTCTTCTCAGCTTCAAGAGCCTTGGCGTTTATACGCGACTCTTCTCCGGCTGCTTGACCAGCTTTAATTTGACCAGCCGCTGAAACGGCAGAACCAGCAAGTCCAGCTACCGCAGCGACAGTCGCCGCAGTTCCGGCGGCTGCACTGCCACCACCAAACAAAAGGGCAAGTAATTGAAGCATCAGACTACTAGCTCCGAGATTATGCCGTTGATATGAATCGGCAGAGGTTCATTCTGGGTAATAGTAACTTGAGGATCGCGGCCATATCCGTTGAGCCGGAACTCTTTCTTACCATTAAATTCTGCGGTTGTAACCAAAGGTCTGCCATTGACGCTGGCAGATCGTGTATCCCTAAAGTCAACGATAGCAGCCGAGATGCCACGAACTGATCCGGTAAACGGGCCATTAGGTCCATTGCCATCAACGGGATTGGTTGTAAGGTTCACGGTAAACGGAACGCCAACGAACACATGAGTGTATCCAGTATAAGCAGACACATTCACAGATGCGGTTCCGCCATTGCTCACTACAGTCATAGAGCCAAGATAGTCGATGGTGCTTCCGTTCTGGCCCAGAACAGAAACAGTATCAGCGACTGCATAGGCTGCGCTAACGTCTGCATACCCGCCAGAGATTGCTGAATAGACATAGTTGTCAAGGCCAACCCTGTCTCCAAACTCTACGAAATATATCGTGCCATTCAGATAGATATTTGCAAAGAGACGGTCTTGAATACCGACTGCATCTAGGAAGTATCCATTGGCGATAGTCATTCGAACCCAAGAGGCGCGGCGCTCTGCACGGGCAGAGTTGAACAGAGAGATAATGCCATCGCTGTTTACGACAGCGGCATAGGACTCTGCACTTTCAAGGCCAGAGTTTACAACGGCCAAACCGATTGGTGAGTTTATCAGGTGCGGCGCAATAGTAGATACCGCTGTTGATGTATAGGCGTCCTCACCATCAGTATAGAGATATTCCCGAACAACCTTGCCGCCAGCCTGAACAAATAATGTTGCGCCATCAAAGGGGTGTGGAGCAACAAAATTACACCCATACGGAGTTTGCTTCCTAATCTGGACGTTGACCGGAGTGATTGCCTGATTGAGATAGGTCGGAACATAAAGCTCCGAGGAGTCAGTAAATACCTGTAGGTCGCGGTTGGATACCAAGTATCTGATTGCGTTGATGTCGCCAGTGGCAGCTACTAGGTTGATCGAATCATCGTCGGCGGCAGTTCCAACATCAAAGTTGAAATACTTGCCAATCTTAGAAAACCAAAGAGCATCAGGCTCTTGGATCGTTCCACCAAATACTAAACGATTCTCATGAAACACAACTGCTGTTGGGTATCCACGCTTTGCTGAGAAGGACTGCTCGTCCCAGTTCCTAGTCGGTGCATGGCAAACAACCCTAACATAACCGCCACCATCCTCAGATGTATTGGCAGATGCGCCTGCCGTAATGGTATAAGTGTCTTCGTCTATAATGCTGCCAACGGTTCTTGCCCCGTTGATCTGAGCAGCATTAAGTCCACCAACGGCAGAAGCATCTTCTATTGTGATTGCTTCGCCACCAGAAAAGCCATGACCCAAGTGAGTAACCTCAACTGTCGCAGAGCCATCAATAGTTCTGAGAGGGTTAAGGATTGTGAGCCTTCTCTTGAGTTCATCAACAACAGTTCCAGTCGCCTGAGTGCTAGACTGAACGCTAGTTATTTCAATCTCTGCATCATCATATCTTACGGTAACGCCAACATGAAGCGAGTCAAGATAGTCGCCGCCAGTCTGTGTCCCAGTGGTATCCCAGTATGCGCTACTTGTAGTCAGAGTAATTGAGCCAGTAGTCGCAGACGGGTCTAGCGTCATCTCCGTATTCTGGAATGTGCTATATGGTTGATAGATAACCTTGTTGTCTGCACGAACATCAAAGGAATACGGAGTTACCTCAAAGGCATCCAGCGCAGTCCTCACCAGCATACGCGGCATAAAGAGCGGGTGGCAGATAAACATAACATCGCCAGACTGGGCGAATGTATATTCATGCAGATAGCTATGATTAAATGGAAGAGCGTTAGAGCTAGTATCTAGAGTAATTGTCTCTACTAGGTGGACGCCAACGCCAAGACCTAGAGCGCCAGTATCATCCAAGAAGAAGCAACGAACCTTACCATTCTCAATGGAGATTATATACTGTTCGTCGTCCGAGAACGTAAAGTGAATAAGGCGAGACTGCTTAACGTAGCTCGCACTGTATGTAATATCGGAATATGTATAGATGTGTTCGGTCCCGACTCTGGACCGCAACCCACCATCGCTCTGAACCATCAGGTTCTCAACTCGTTGAGCCGATGCAGCATAGACCGGACTGTCAGTCCGCATGATTGCCGTATCGCTTACCTCACCGAAGTTAAAGCTGTTCTGTGGGACACGGACCTTCTGCATCAGCTACGCCTTTGTGCAATGAACCTCGACGTATGTAGCTTGCGCGTAGTCTGCTGTTGAGAGTCAAGTCTACGGGCCTGCATCATCAAGATGTTTGCCTTTTGCTCCATCAGATTGGCTAGACCTTGATCGCGGGCCACGGCCACAGCGAGAACCGCTGCCATCTGAAACTCAACGGCGATTGTAAAGAACGCGGGCCAGTCAGCTTCGTCAGCCCTGTAAATGTAGTCAGCAATTACAGAGTCGGTTGATGCTGCGTTGCAGTATGCCTTGCTTCCGTAGGTGTCATACTGGATTGGGAAATCATTAACCGTGATTGCGCTCAACATGAGAATGCCAGCCGGAAGCTGATACGCTGCATCGAAGCGGCCAGTAGGCGCAGAAACCAGTCGGTTAAGAACAGACTGATTGGTTGCAAAGCGCCAGCGAGTATTTGTCAATGCTGCGCGAGCAACATCTTCATACATTGCATCACACACATCCGACTCTACAGTTCCATCAGTGAAGGATGTAATGGGAGAACCGCCCATCAGAATTGATGCGCGGGAGCATACTTTGATCGGAGTGTTTGCTGCTGTCATGTAAGTTCGGGGGGCCTAAGCCCCCCGCCCCTATTAGTTGTTGTCGAGGACTTCGTAGACACCGTTGCTATCAATAACAACAGCGCCCATCGACATCATCGAAGTTGCAAGGTGCGAAACCTTTTCCGCAACGTAGTTGATCTCAGTCGAAACATCAGCATTCACGCCGAGGCCAACAGCCGAGGTGTGGTAGGCAAAGTTCTTGCCGCCAGCAACAGCCGAGGTCGAGTAAATCTTGAAGCCGAGGAACTCTTTCATGGTCATGCCGCCAGCGAACGGGAGGTTCTGCGGGCCAACATAATCCGACGAAGCGAACTCGGTGATGTTGAAGAGATCGGCAAAGCCAGCGGGCGACATGGCGAGGTAACGCTGTCCGTCTTCCGGAATGTCGGCAGTGCCAAAGGTTTGGAACAGGGTGAGAAGATCAGCCTTGCCCAGAGCGCCGGAAACGTCAGCGATCTGAGTGGCGTTAGCACCAGCGTCCATAGCGGTGGTCAGAAGCTCGTCGGTTTTGCGGCCAAGGGCAGCAGCAGCCGACTGAGCAACGGCCTGACGCTCGTTGATGTTGATCTTCAGTTCATCCAGTTTGTCGATGTATTCGGCAGCATAGTAGTCAGCCATGGTAACTTCGGCGTAGGTGTGCGCCAGTTCCATTGCAGTCACGTTGCCGTTACGCGATTTGGTCGAAGCGGCACCAGTGCCGATCTTCTGGAATCGAGCAGTCGAACCCGTCACGTTGCTAGTGCGGACAGTGTTCCGGATTTTGGAACCCATACGCTGATAGGCAAGGTGAACCTCGGTTTCAAACTGCTTGATGAAGGCTTGGTCAATCGTATTAGCCATTTCAAGAGTCCTTTGTTGAGGTTAAAGATGTGACGGGTATCCATTCTGGCACTTCGGCGAGGGTGTCCTTGCGGGCCTCTCAGTGCATAGCGGGCCGTAGTGTGTCATCGTAAACACTTTTTGACTTTGGATTACAACGCACAAAATCAATATACTGATGTCCTGCGTCTTCGTAAACACCCACAGGCTCAAAGCCTAGCCATACAGCCCACTGAACCATTGCTTGATGTTTGGTAAGAATAGTCATCGTCAGTGTATCATGGCCCTTCTCAAAGAAATGCAGAAGCATCTTTGAGCCACGAGCCATCATAATAAAGTTTTCCTTCAGCTTAGAAGAGAACATCGCAAACATTTGCGGAAGCTCTGCATCCTCTCCATACCAAAGCCCACCCACAAAAAGAATATCGCCCGAGTCCAGTCGGGCGATATAGCAGTCTGAGGATTCAACCATATCCAGAAGAGCTTCCTGCGGACTGTCAAATCCAAGTATGAAAATCTCTTCTAGGTTTTCCTTCGATAGAATACTGGCAACCTCGTCGATATGGGCGACAGTAAACGGGGTAAGATAGCACTTACCCCGCCGAAGAACCTCAACCTCGTGCATAGATTTTGCGGAAACCTTCATCGACTTGCCGGATGTAGTCACGATCTTGAGAACCGTTTTTCCAGTATCGTTCATCCTTCATCATCTCCCTTAGAGATTGCTCGTTGATACCGGATGCAGAGTTAGCTGATTCGGCAACGCTTACATCTTTCATCGAATCCATAATATGCTCAAGGGCGACGATGCCTTCGCTAGTCTCACAAAGCCGCTCAAGGGCTGGCATGACTTCGCTTGGAAAGAACTTGTTGGCAAACAGAGAAACAGCTTGAATGCGCTGGCTTGCATTCTCACCAAGTTTCTTAACCTCTGACTCAAGGTCCGGACCGCTCTGACCAATGGCTTCCATATACATCTGGATGCCTTGCTGAAACTCTTCCTGACTGTATCCATTCTCAAAGGAATGCTCAGACCACCACTGCAAAAGCTTGCTGTCTACGCCAGCTTCTTCATCAACAGTTTCCGGAAGCTGATACTCGCCAGCCGAGGCGGGACGATCCTTGAATGCCTCCGTTTGCAACTCTTCCATGAGTTTGTTGCGAAGCTCTTCTTCCTTGCCGCCGAGCTTGGACTCAAGCTCCTTGTAGGCTTTGGCTAGGTCTTCGCCACTTTTGTATTTCTCTGGTAGCCACTCTGGCCGATCAGATACAGGCGCAGCTTCCTGCTGCGGCTCTGTAGTTTCCGGAGCCTCAGTGGCCTCCGCTGCTTGCATCAAACTTTCACTCATTGCTTGCTCCTGTGTCCGTGGGCAATTCGTTGTTCAATCAGGGCAACGAAGTATCGCTGCCCCTCCAAGTGTCGCAGTTCTTCCGTAGAAACATTAGGGCCGTTGACCATTTCAATGGTCATGGACCTAAAATACTTCAGGACTTCTTTGCCTGTTGGTGTGCTGAATATCTCAGCCACCATCATGCTGATCTGACGGTCAAGCTCTTTAGTCCGCTGTATTCCGTCGATCCCAATATTAACCTTGGGGCGTTCCAACCTGTTGACTCATCTGTTGCTGCGCCATCTGCTGCGCTATTGCAGCTATTTGTTTACGCTGCTCTTCATCACGAATCAAGCTCTCAGGCACACCAAACTTCTTAGCAAGGTGAATAGCTGTGCGCTCGCCATCAATAAGCATCTGCAACATCTCTGGTCCAAAGACGCCACCGACTAGTTCCAAGAAGCGAGCAACGCTTGAAATGTCTTGATTGGCTTGGGCTTGGGCAAGTGGAGATACAGATCGAATTTTGACTTCGCGGCCATTGACTGTCGGGATTTCAATCCGGCCCTGCTTCTTTAGGATATAGATCACGCGCTGAAGAACGGGCTGGACAAGCTCTGCCTGCAAGCGGCCAAATGCGGAACCGATGCGGCGAGAAAGGTCGGCCATGCGCTCGGCAACTTCGGTGGCCGTGGCAGGTGTCCGGTTCGGGTCGCCAAGCATATCGTTGTAAAGCGCCCGCTTGATGTTCAGTCGCATATCGTTGAGGACCAGTTGTGCAACATCGAAGCGACCAGCGGCATTGATCGGCTGCAAACCGGAGCTACCCATAGCCTTGGGAATGATGGTCCCCGGAACGAGTTGGATAGTATCTGGGTTAATAACCCCATCATCTTCCATCTGGTAGATGCCAGAGATTTGCATCTGAGCATTTTCCAGAATGAGTTCGATGGTCAGGTTAGTCGTCTTGATGGCAGACAGGGCATTGAGAAGCGGGCCACGCCCATAGACTTCGCCAGCACACTTAGACCAGCGGAAGCAGACAAATGGGTTGGAGCCTAGCCCGCGCATCTTCTGCTCATACAGGATAGTCTCAGTGGACATACAGATAGCGTAGTGTATATACGCCTCTTCGTTCTTGACGGAGTAGTCTCGGCAAACAACTTCAAGGACCGTGGTGGTCCCTTCGCTGTTCATCTGGCGCTTTACTTTCTCGTCAAACTTACCCTTGGGGTAAAGGATTTCCAGATCGGAATACCTGATCTTCTTACGCTCACGGAACACATGGTCGATGCGGTCGTCAGGACCAACATCAAGAACTACATGAGGCAGGGGGATTGCCGAAAAGTTGACTGGGTTAATCGCGTCACCCTCTTCAACCGCAAGCACACCAGTGCCTACCGCTAGGTCCATGAACGACTCATGCACCTCTTGGCTGAAGTTGGAGTTCTGGAGAATCTCGAAGACGTATTCAGTTACTTCATCAAGCTCGTTGTCAATGGTTTCACGCTGTTCCGGAGGAACCTCGCTACCAGCCATAAGGTCGGCCCAACGTGCAAAGTTGGGAACAAGGCCACTCTGAAGACGGCTTGCAAACTCTTGAACACCAACAACGGCAGTCTCGTCAAAGATTCTGTCATCGCGCCGCTGACCATGCTCCTCGTAATAGAACGACTCGCGCTGCGGCAGAGCATACTCATAGCACTCCTCGAACAAAGGAACCCAGTTTTCGCGGAACGCCTTTGCTTTGGTGTATCGCTTGAGATACTTCTTTGCAGCTTGATCCATTCTTTAACCCCACATACGAGACATAGCTGGCTGAAATCGGTTAAGATAACCAGCACCGCCAGCGCCAGAGACAAGCAAAGAACGACGACCAGTTCCGCCACGCCGACCACGTTTAATTTGGTCTTCGGTCAGCGGAGCTTCCGCTCGAATGTCAGCAGCCTTTTGCTCGCGGGCCGCAGCAATCTCTTCTTGCTTAACTTCCTCGGCAGCAACCTGTTGCTGATCTACAGCCTGTTCTTGTTGAGTTGTAGCAGAAGCTTTCTTTTTGAAACACATGACAATCTCCTGACATTTCTAAATTCAAAAGCATAGAAAAGAAGCACGGGCAATGCACAAATTACATTCTAGCCCATAGCCCCTGTCTACGCTGCGGCCTGTTAGTCTTTGCAAACACATCGAAGTCGCGCTTGGCAACTACGACATTAGCTGGTTTTTGATTATTCATCAACGCCCTGCCCTCTCCAGCGCCGAGCAGAAGGTATTGCAAGCTGTCGTGAACGTGGCTGAACATATTTTTATCGGGCTTATCGGCGTATCTCTCGCCCGACACTTCCATGCGTTTGTAGGAGTATCCGCCCTCAAACCCTTTGATAAGCTGAGAGCAGCGCCGATCTACGATAAACGCTGGCTTGCCTTCGACCATCTTGGTCAGTTGGGAGGAGACTGCCTCTAGTCGAAGGTCAACCGAGTTGGAGTGCGTAGGAAAGGCTCGCAGTCCTGCGCCTCGGAGTATTTGAAAAGGAGTAGATTCATCTGTCTGTGCGCGGAAGTCGCCAGCCGGATCACCAAAGATGTGGACCTCAGAGCATGCTGCAAAGCGCGAAGCCAGTTCATTGCGAAGCACTTCAGCGAAACGAACAATGCCCATGTCAATGGCAACGATTTCAGATTGGATCAACCAACGGCCACGCACCTTCTGACCAATCGTCGCTGCCGGAGTTAGCCCAAAGTCCACGCCAACGTAGACAGGCAGGCCCGCTGCAATCGGGACTTCTTCCTTGGCAATGTGGACCTCTGGGGCAAACATCGGATACACTGGCTTCCCGTCCTGAATGTGGCCTAGACGATTCATCACATATACGTCTATCCATGATTTAGTCTTACCCTGAATAAGATTAGGATAGTAGCTATCCATCATGTTCTTGGCGTTCTCAGCCTTCTTGTTTGGCTGATATTTCTCAATCTCACCCTGCTCGTTCTTTACTTCAACCATCGCAGAGGGCTGGGTAAAGAAACGCCAGTTGTCCGGCTTAACCAGCATCTTAGCTTGCTCACGCGGTATATGATCTGGGATTGGAACCTCACCAGACATAATGGGCCACCAATGATCTTCCTCAGGCGCGTTGGTATCGGCAATAACGCCAGTCCAAGTAGGACCGCCATCACGCATAGAAGGGTAGCGCCCAACGCGCATCGTGCAGGCATCAATAATACTCTTAGGAATTTCTCGCGCCTCGTTAATCCAGATTCCTGTAAGTTCGAGAGACAGAAGTTTCTTAACGTCCTCAGGCCGGTCAAGAGCCAAGAAAATAACCTCAAGGTCTAAGTCCCCCTTCTTGATGTGGTGGGTATATGGAACCGACCAAGTAAACTTGCCCCAGTCGTTCTCAGGAAACCAGTCAAGCCAAGTCTTGATGGTGGTCGTTCTAAGCTGCGGGTTGGTGTTCCGGATGATAGCCCACCTACTCTTGCGGATACCATCGTCGCCCTTGTTCTGACCAAGCGCCCTGCGGAACACTTCGATGCAGCACCCCACAGACTTACCAGAACCAACCGGACCACGAATGCCACGAAAGAAGGTGTTATCCTTCATAAAGGATTTCAGGACTTCGCCGTCCGGTTTGTATTTGAAGTCCACCATTAGCGCAGACCCTTATCGACTCCGAACTTAATCATCCGCTCGACAATCTCAGGGCCAATGTTTTCGATAAGGCGATCACATTCCTTATCAGTTACCGCAGGGTGGTTAGGCCCAAACTTCTTAACCACCTCTGCGAAGTGGACCTTGCGAACGATCCCACGCAATAGCCCAAGCTCGTCTGGCTTTAGCGTAGAAAGGAAACTCATTTGCGAGACAACTTTTCAGCATTGGTGTCGAGACTGTTCTCAATCCTAGTCAGTCTCCTGCCAATAGAGCGATAAGCAGGGTTAGCTTTATTCAACTGCTCCCCAATGGAAATCATTGTGTTGCGATAACCGCGCATTAACTTCTCACCAGTAGTCGCATTGGGGGCATCCTCAACACGGTCCAGATTCGGCTCCATTCGCTTCATTTGAGCTTGCAAGACTTTATATCTGGCAAGCATAGAAGAGCGGGGAGATTGTCCTTTGGGCATTACACATCCTCCGCCAAACGAGAGCGCATCTTTTCAATAATACGCTCAAGCCAAGCAATACCTGCTTCTTGATCCATGCCCTTTCGCATCTGACCCATGAAGATAGTCAAATCAACCAATACACCATTCATTGCATTACTCCTTACCATTTCACTTTGTCAGCCCAATAGGCTGCGCTCATTTTACCCTTGGCAATGTTCTTGGCGTGACGCGCCTTAAAGGCTCGACGCTTTGCTTTCATTGCCTCGGACTCATTCGCCTTCGGTGCGCCAGCAGTTGTCGCGTTCTCGTCACCGAACTTGATATACTTATACTCACCACCAGAGTGAGCCATCACATGATGTGACTTAGAGGTGCTATCTCTCAGTCCTTGCGGCTTGTTAATGCCACGAAGACCAGCACGAA